CAGGTTCGACGCTTGTCTTGGAGCAGAGTCGTCATCAAGGTCGCAGTAAGCCGAAGGGCCATTGACCGACAAAGCGTTGAAGTTGAAGTTCTTGGCAAACACGGACACGCGACGGTTGAAGTCGTTTGTCGATGCCGTCAATGTTGCTGTTCCACCGCAATATCCACCAGAAGCGTTCAGGATTGTCGCCATTCCACCATTTGGATGCTGGTTGAGGACGATGTTTCCAAAGTGGATGTTGTTCACATGCAAGCCGACGTTGATGCCGCTGACCGTGAAGGAAGAATAGAACAAGCAAGAATGGAACTGCGCTTGAGCGATGGCGTTGTTGTGGCCATACAGCGTGACTGCGCTGTTGAAAGTGACTTGGTTGAAGTACAGCTTTCCAGCAGGCGACGTGACTGTTTGCCAGTTGAAATCGCAAGCACCAATCAGAACGACGTTTGTGAATCCAGAACGGCAGTCATTTGCTGCTGCCTGGTTGAAGTCAGAAGCCATTGTAAAGCTGCTTGCCGTAATGCGCACTGCGTCTCTGACAGCACCAACGACGAACACGTTCGCTTTGAGAGCAACAGCTCCGGCTTCGGCATAGCTACCAGCGTGCATCAAAACGACGTAGCGTTTCGTTGGAGTCGCATCAGTGATGGATGCCAAAGCAGCAGTAAGGCTTGCAAATGGCTTGTGCTGACCACCGTTTCCAGTTGAGTCATTGCCGGATTTAGAAACCCAAACAACCTGCGCGTCTTTGAGGTCTTGCAAGGTTGTGATTGAGGTTTGGAGCGCAGTGTCTCCTGCTTGGCGGTCAAGAATCTCTTGAGCCAAATCGGATTGCAGTTCGGAAATGTCTCCGCCAAGTCCACCGGAAGCAGCAAGGATTTCTGCGTCTGTATAGGCTTTTGCGTCAACCAATGTGGAAGCGTCACCAGCAGCGCGGTCAACCAACTCTTGAGCAAGAGCAGCTTCCACTGCGTCAACTTCTGCTTGCACAGGAGCAACAGCGCCAGAAGCGGCTGAATCTGCATAGCCCTTGGATGCAAGGTCAGAAGCATCAACTGGAGCACCGACGTTGGTGATGATTGCTCCACCGATGTCGAGTTTTCCGCCAATTTCTTTGATGTCAGCAAGCGAGCCGATGGCCAACTTGCCGAGCTTGAGTTCCATGGTCTGGGATTCAACACGTTTTTGCTTCGTGCCATCCCAGTGAATCAACTGAAAATTCTGCGTGGCCATATTCACGACTCCTCAAATTTAACAAGAATGGTCAACGTCGCCTTCTTGTCGTATTTCTCGCACAACTGCTCGAACTTCCTGTTTGCAGATTGGTAAATGGTATCATCAAATTCTTCAAAGAAGGTTACCAATTTTTGGTCATCTTTTATTGATTCCATCGGTATTCCGTCGATGAATATTTGTCTTTGCGAATCACTCATTTTATGCCTCTGCGATGATTTGTGGATCAATGAACAGCGATGTTGCTTCGCCAGTGTGCGCTCCACTTGGTGGCTCTGCACGACCGATGCGGAAGACCGTTCCGGCTGCTGGAGGAGTCAAAGACAATTCGCCTGGAGTGGTGGAAAGATATACCGGCTGACCAGCAACTGCGCCTTTTCCAAGCAAGGCATTTGGAACTTCACCAATCTTGTGAATGATTCCATAGCCGAGGTGAGCGATACCGTCTTGAGTGACACCTGCGAAATCATCAAGATTCAAGCCATCAGCATCCGCCAAAGACACCGAGTTGTTGTCTTCCCAGGCAACTGCTTTGAACGGCAGAATCAAGGCTCCTGTTGCGTTGAATACGACCTTTGTAAGACTGCTCATGGCTTCCTCTTCTTCGTTGATAAACTCATAGCCTCGCAAGTACACATCTAAACTACCATCATCATCACTCGATAAACGCTCAGCCTCGATGGTCACAAGCGAGTTCTTTGGCGCGACCTTGTAAGGATCAAGAAGTTGGTCAGATTGTGGTTGATATTTGGTTGTCCGGCTTGAAAGTGCAAGAGAGCCGTTGATTTGCACAGACACTCGATAGTCGCTTGCAGAGACGACCGTGAATTGGCTCATCCTGAAAGACTTTTCAAATTGCTGATTGGCCAATATCAAGCGCCTTTCATTTGGAAGCAAAGTGTCAGAATGTGTCAGGTGAATTGGATCGCCTTGCTTCTCTTCAGAAACAATTAGATTTCCACCTTTTGACTTCATGAACTTCATCTGGCCAGAAGCATCATCAAAGGTCATCAGCGGAATACCGCGCTCTGTGCCGTTGACGAAGTAGCCGTCTTTGAAGAGCGAGCTTTCAATATCCGATGCAAAGGCTGAAACCATTGTGACCATCAAGCCGAAGGTCACAGTTCCGCCAGTGATTATGACCTCGCAGACAGGTTTCAAATGAACGCGAGCCACGATGATTGTGTCGGCTGCCATCGAACCTGTGGTCTTTGGCGTGTGGTTCACGAGCGGTGTGCGTTCTTCGTCCTCGTCACCTGTCGTGGTCTGGAAATAATTGACCTGGATTGAGGCGTCTGGAGAAACGTGCGTGACAAGCAAGCTCGACAGAATCGAGTTGCCCTCAATCTGCAACTGCGTGTGATACGTTCCAGGGCCAACTTCTCTCAAAGGAAAAAGAGTTTGTGTTTCAAACTCCTTTATCTGGACAAGCGGTAGGTCAACTATCGCCATCTCGAACCTCAGTTTGTAAAGGCAAAAAAAAAGAGCAGCGGTTAAGCTGCTCTCATCATACCTTGCTTGAGGTCATCAAGCGAGGATGTTGATTCCAAGAACCGATGAACGCTCAGCAGAAGTCTCACCGCCAGCGTAGGTTTCACCAGCTTGCTTGTGGCCTTTGAAGTCCACGCGCTGATAAGAAACCAACTGCCAACGATCGTACTCTGCACGAGCGTCTTGTTGAACCTTGACGCGGATTGGGCGACGACGACCGAGGTAGAAACGACGTACGTTTGCAAGGTGCAACACAGTGCGGTTCACAGTCGTAGCATCGTACACGCCGGAAGCGTTGAGGTCTTCACGGATGAACTCAGACACAACGATTGGGATACCACGGAACACAGCGAGAGCGCCGCTGAGAACGGTAGCCTGTGGGCCAAACTTCTCAACAGTAGCAACTTCGTCGATGTTCAGGAGCTGAGCGTAAGCGCTTGGCCCAACAACCCATGCGAGTTCTTTTGGATTCGTTCCGTACTTGCCCATGAGCTTTCTCATGCTGTCCAAGCCAGCCTTGGTCACGCCAGCGCCGGAGAAGGAAACAGTCGAAGAAGCAGCCAAAGCGAGCTTACGAAGACCTTTCCAAGCCTTACGGTTGGAGCTTGCAGCAACTGTATCGCTGTCCATGTGTGTTCCAGTTGTGTCACCGTTGATGATGCAGTCCTCTACACTCCTAATTTGGCTTGTAAGAACGTCGGCTCGTGCCAATTCCAGTATGGCTGGGGCGCTATCTTCGTTTAGTTCTTCTGGCAGTAGGTAATATTCAACCAATTTAGGTGCCGAGAATTGAATCTTCTCAGTTCCGAAGTTTGCGTCGGTTGCAGCAGCGCCTTCGCCAATCAAGCGAGCTTTGGTCACGCCATACTGAACAGGCAATTCAAAAGGATTGCTGCTCATTGGGATTTCGCGGAATGCAGCAGCCAGTTTCTTCTCAAGCTCATACTCTTCGATGTAGGAAGCCGAGATTGCTGTAGGAACCCACTCATCGCCGTCGCCAGCAACTGTGGAACCGAAGCTCTTCAAGCGAGCTTTGAGGTCAACCATGCGAGCGAAAGGAGTTTCGAGAACGCCTTTGACGTGAGCAGCGCGGTCTTCGTCGCCACGGTCTTGAGGTTGGCCACCGAAGATCTGAGCCGACATGCGAGCGATGTCCATGTCTTTCTTGAGCTGCATAACAGCAGACTTCAGATTATCGTTGACGTGTGCAAAGCGAGGATGAGCAACGTTCACTTCAAGGAGCTGCTTGACGTTTGCAGCGCCGAAAGAAGCGAGAAGTTTTTGCTCGTCGCTGTTGCTACGGTTGCTGAAGCTGGTTGCTCCACCAACGATACCAGCCGACTTGGCCTTTTCAATTTCACCGACAGCAGACTGAACTTTGCTTTCAAACTCAGCCAGCCGTTTCTCAAAATTCGACATACTTCCTCCAAAAAGCGGCTGACTGCCGCAAAGTTAAACGCCTCGTCATGAGGCTCCGAGTAACAGTGTATCACACGGACAGAATTTTCAAGCGAGCAAGCCTTTGAGCTTGGCCTCGTAGCGGTCAAGAATGGCCTTCATTTGCTCGGCTGCCTCTGCTGGCATTTCCGCTTCAGGCTCTTCTTTTTCCACTTCAACTTCAACCTTTGGCTTTTCAGCCGCGGCCATGAACACTTCAGCCAGCTTGTCGAGCTTGACGGAGATTGCACCGAGCATCTCAAGCTGAGACTTCATCAACATCAAAAGTGCGTTGTCGTTCATGCCTTCTGGTTCCTTGTTCGGTACAGCGACCGATTCTTGAGGTGTGCCTTCTTGTTCAGCTTGCTTCACTTTGTCGCAATCATCAAGCCACTTCGCCATCATTTCACGAGTTGGTTGAAACTCTGAACAGCCTTTTTCCTTTGAACACATCGAGATTGCAATGGCCACAGCCTGCTCTTGCTCTTTGCCTTCTTGGATGAGCTTTGGGATCTTCTCCGAGACGCATTCTTGCACAGCCTGGGACAGCGGAGGATATTCTGCTTTTTCGTCCTCTTTCTTTTCCTCTGGCTTATCTTCCATTTTCTCTTCTGGCTTCTCGGCGTCCATCTTCTTCTGAGCTTCAACGTCGTGTGCGTTGTGTTCAGCCAAAACGGAAGCGTCAATGCCAAGAACCGAAGCGAGTGCCGAAAGCACAGGCTCTGGAACTGGAGTCACGTTGCCTGCGAGAACCTCTGCAAGCTGTCCAGGCTCACTGCCAGACTGCTCAGCAATCTTCTCGAGCAGTTCGTCTTTCTTCTCGCCAGCCTCTTCGAGCTTCGCAATGTGTTCAGCAGCTACTTGAGCGACCATCGCGCCTTTGGCCTTGAGAACCATCTGACGAGCTTCGCCAAGTGACTTGGCGTTGGCCAATGAGAATGTTGAATCCGGTTGCGCTGGAATGGACACGATTGATACCTCCTGCAATTCCCAGTTTTTGATGAGCTTACCACCAGCGACTTCTGGGTCTTCGACCACTTGTTCGCCAGCAAAACGCACAGAGAAAGTGCAGAGCGTACCATCGGCAACCAGCTCGCGCACATAGGCAACCTTTTCGTGGTCGGCATGACTGACGGCAGCTTTGACAAACAAGCCGTCTTCACGAGGTTCCACGGCAATGACCTTGCCAACAGGATAGTTCATGTCGTGATTGAAAAGAAGAATCGGGTTTTGCTTATAGCGTTCGAGTTTGACGCTCAATGGATCCATGCGCTCATTGTAAGCATCGCTTAGGAACCGATTCGCGTAGCCTTCGATGACCACTGCGTTGTCTGCTGCCTTTTGGCCAAGTGCTTTGAACTTGGCTTCCTTCATTGACTTAATCATTCTGCATTCTCCTTCAGTGCTTCGAGTTCAGCACGATAATCTTCAAGGTCTTCCGGAGCCAGAGTCACTAGGACGCATCGGCAGTTCACATTGGAGGCGGCATCTCCGTCCGGATCTCTTGGATACATTAAACCATTGCTGAACTTTTCGTCAGTATCCCGAATCTCACCGTTTACAGCTCTGTGCGATTCACGCACGTCCTCATCTTGTGATGTAATCCAGCTCTTCTTGAGGCCAGGAATCGCCTTGGCAGCAAGTTCCATCATTGATGCCTGTCCAAGTGAAACGGCTGTAAGCGTTTCTGTTCTGGCAATCGTCTGAGCGCGGCTTGCACCAATTTTGATTGAGTCCTCGACAATCAGCTTTGCCACGTCATCGACTGAAAGGCCATCTTCAATACCTTTTTGGACAATCTTCATCACGCGGTCAGTGGTTGTCTTGCTGACGTTCTTGAATGTTTCGATGTTGCGAGCTTCCAAAGCAGCAGCGCGACCTTTGGCATCTGTTTGCTTGGCAGCGAGCAGTGCGTCACGGCTTGGCTTGTCGAATATCATGTTCGCTTGGAGGTCGTATCCAAGGCTCATTGAGGCTTCAAGCGGTTCGTCGAACTTCTCATTGTATTGCTTTTGAAGGCTCTTGAGCGCCTTATCCAAACGCTTTTTGTATTCTTTTGCTGATGGAAGGTCTGCCTTGATGCCTTTGCTTGAGCGCAGCGTCTTGACCGCGGTCTCAGCTTCAAGAGCAAGGAAGTCCAAAGCGGCTTCAGTCACTGTTGGCAGCTCTTTCTTCAGGTAAGCGTCCAGGCTGTCCTCGTTTGCTTTGACCTGTGAGGCATAGCGGCCAAGTTCCTTGGTTTGAGGCATCTCAACTTGCGCCGGCTGTTCTTCTGGTACTGGCTGAGGTTCAACTGCTTCGATGACCTCCAGCTTCGGCAGTTCCGGCTGAGGCATTGGTTCTGCTGATGTCAAACCAAGCGTTGGCAACGGCTGAGCAACACCTGGCGTGTAGTCGCCTTCTGGTAGTGGAGGCAGACCGAAGACCTGAGCACGAACTTCATTGAGCGTGTGTGTCTGAAGAAGAAGGTTTGCCGTCTCAGCATTGGCCTTGAGGTCATCTTGCAAGATTGCGACTTCGGACGTGTCGAATCGCAGCTCTTCATTGACTGCCAGCATTCCGGCTTGACGGAAGTGTTTGGTCAAAGATGCAGCCAAAGCGTTTGCCGTTGGAAGCAGAGCCGCTGTCCAGAAATACTTAAGCGCCATTTTGTGTTCTTCTGAGCCGAGCGAGCCAGCTTCTTGAAGAGACACGACGTGCTTTGGAATGTGAAGCGTGTTGAGAATTGTCTCGCGGTTCATGCGCACGAGTTCAGTGATTTGCTGGTCGGCAATCTTATGGTCGGCAGCAGACCACTTCACGCCTTTTGGCAAAAGCATTGTGCGGCGTTGGTTTCGTCTTCCTGTGTGAGCCAACTCAAACGATCGCAGCAAGCGGAGAACAGACTGCTCATTGGCTGATTGTTCCATCTCAAGGATGCCTTGAGGAGTCGCGCCTTTAAGGTAGAAGCTGTTCAGGTAGTCTTGGCTATACCGATTGAACAGCACAGACCGTCTGCCTGGAACGAATGGCGAAAGTCCCCAGATTGGTGAGCTTGGATTCGGCCTGCGAACGTGCACCATCTCGGAAAGCTGGATGGTGATGCCTTTGGTCACGTTTGGAATGATTTCTTCATTGTCTGGATAGACGATGTAACTTTCAGGCAAGCCGTTGCCATCGAGCTTGTACTGCACGCGGTCAAAGCTGATGTGATAAGCCTGCTTGTTTTGCTTGGCATGATACAGGAACGAGTTGCCACCGAGAACGTAGTCGCAGGCGAGTGAATACTTCAAAGCCACGCCATCAACGAACTGGTTTGGATTCTCAAGAAGCTGAGACACTGGATGGAACTGCACTGGCTTCTCGACAGCTTGTCCATCTTCGGAGGTCTTGCGAACAACCTGCAACGGCAATGACGAAATCGGTTGAGCGTAAGCATCGACGCAGATGAAAACCCAATCCTCGCTGAATAACAAAGCCTTCAGGTTCTGGCTTGTCAGGAACGCCTTGGTTTCAACCGACCATGCCGAGTTGAAAGGTTCATCTGAAGGCATTCCGTTTGGATCGATGTAGCGAAGCGAGTAATCACTCTTTGGCTTTCGCCTCATTCGCTCTTTTGACGATGACCGCTCCTTGTCGTTCCGCATCTCGTTGTTCCTCATCGTGCAAGACTCCGAGCCGTTCAATCTTCACATCTTTTGGAGCGTCCAGGACAATGCGAGCACCACGGCTTGCGCTTACGATCAACACTTGGTCACCGACTTTGAGTGCTTCGCCTTTTTTGAGCTGCACGACCAAGGCCATCTTGTCTCTGCTCCGGTTGGTGATGGATTGCGTCAGAAGTCATCGTTTTCGTCGGCAAGAGAAGCGTACCACGACTCCACGGAAAGCGCAGTTTTTGGCAGGTCTTCCAAGAAACGCACATCAAATACACGGTCTTGAGTCTCAAGGACGGCTGACCAAGCCAAGAAGCAGGCGGTCACGATGTCGTCATGCAATCCAGGCGGTGCTGAATAGGTCGGCTTGCCAAGGACGCTCATCTTCACGTCATAGTTGTCATGCTCTTTGATCAGGTCAAGCCAGTTCGGAAGCACTAGGTTCCGTGTCTCAATGGCCACCATATAGGCATCAACCATTGATGACTTGCTTTCGTTGGTGAACACGACCGGATCAATCGGACAACTGAAGTTCGAAAGCATATCGTTGATGACGTCACCAATACCAGTGCGGTCATGGCGAATGAGCAGGACTTCGTTGAACTGCTCGGTGAACTGGTACAGCTCTCGAATGGCCACTTTGTAATCTAAGCCTTGGAAGCGGCGAAAGCCAATGATGCGTGGTCTTGAGGTTCCAACTTCAAAGGCGACGAAGACGCCATAGTCGGTGCGTTTTGCCCAATCGGCTCCGATGACTACCTTTCGTGTCTTGGCATCTGGCACCTGCCAGGCTTGCATCTTGCCGTGGACGTCAATCAAGTCGCCTTCAACGCAATCTCGATGGCCGACAAAGACCGAACCGTCATCAAGGAACTCAGCAAGGTAAAGCTGGCGGAACAATCTGTCGGGCAGTGAGAGCTTGGCCTGCTCAACCACGCGCTTGTCAACGTAAGGCGAGTCGATGGTTCGCGCAGTGGCACAAAACTGCTCGTAAGGCTTCTGATGCTTTTCGGCCCAAGCCATGTGTTCCTGGCATTGGCGGTACAGATCATAGAACCAATTTTTGCCACGAGGAGTCGAAGTACATGCAATCCAGCCACCAGTTTGTGAGGTTGTTGACATGACTGATGCGAAGGTCTGAGCTGAACACTTTGCAGCCTCGTCAATCAGGTTTCCGTGTGTGCGCTCGCCTTCAATGCTGCGTTCTGGGTCTTGAGCATGGACGCACTGAATGATTGCACCGTTGTGATTCCACTTCATTCTCATGCGTGATTCGCTGCGCTCTGGCGTGAGTTGTGACCATTGATGCTGCGCGGCTTTGTATTGCTCAGGAGTCAATCCAGCCTGAGGCGGAAGCACCTGTGGAAACAATCGGTCAAGATATTTGTAAGTGATGCTGGCTTGCTGATACGTCGGCGCGACGATTCGATAAAGCGCAGCCTGTTCGCGTGGCGCTTGGAAACTGAAGTTCGCAATGCGACCAGCTCCGCCTAAGGTCTTACCGACCTTTGTCCCTAGTGCCAGGCAAATTAATCGCGTTTTTTCATTGATAAGATGCTTTTGCCACGATGAATACGGCTTCGGAAGTGTAAGCTGCATCTCAATTCTCAACCAACTTGAGTTTAGGTTGCGCGACAAGAGTCGTGCCACCATCTGGATTCACAACCGACTCAAAGTCGAACAGCGTTTCTTGCATCTGTTCTTCCTTACCAGCTTCCACCATTCCAGTCACAACATCTTCAATCATCATGCGGCTTGCATAGCCAAGAATCTTCTCAGCAGCTTTGAGTCGCAAGTTGAGCACCTGCAAGTCCATTTGATTCTCGACGTTCAAGTTCGGTTGACACAGGTCAACCAAGGTCTTCAACGCCAGCGGTGCTTGCTCACGCAACAAAGCGCGGAGCATGATGCGATGGCTGCTCGCACCTTCGCGCGTTTCTCTTGCAACGGCTGCAATCAGTTCGTTTGATTCATCAATGCTGAGTTTGTATTTTGCCGCAATCTGATGCACTGATGCGCCATTGCGTATGGCTCGGAGTGCTTCTTCGTGTTGTGCATTTGTCAGTTTCATTGTTTTGCCCATCCGATACGCTTCCATGCAATTTCAAAGTATTTGTCATCTTGTTCAATTCCAATGAACTTCCTGCCGGTAATCATGCAAGCCACACCCGTTGAACCTGATCCCATGGTGAAGTCCAAAACTGTTTCACCTTCCAGCGTGTACGTTTTGATCAAGTATTCGAGTAAAAGGACAGGCTTTTGAGTGGGGTGATCTTTGTTTCCGTTTTCAGATCGAAATGAAATGAGATTGCGCGGCCAGTTTTCAAACTCTTGAACATATTCTGTCTCGAGGCCGCCTGACACTGTTGAAGTTTTGTTGCCCATTCCTCTTTCAACATCACTTTGAGAGTTTTTCATTTTGCGTGGCTTATAAATCAATCCTTGCGCCTGATAAGTTGGCTGGTTTTTGTAGAAAACAAGGATGTCTTCAATCTGTTTCATAGGACGCTTTTTGGCGTTCAGATGACCCGTTGCGTGTTGTTTGTCCCACGCCCACGCATACTGCAAAAACTTGAGTTGACTTGCCCCTAATGCCGATGTGAAAGGCTGACAACCAAACAACAGGCAAGCACCGTTGGGCTTTAGGACACGCCAGATCTGTTCCCACATGGGTTCAAATGGGATCACGTTATCCCACTTGCAGGCTGTCGTTCCGTAGGGCGGATCTGTGAGAATCATATCCACTGATCCATCTGGGATTTGTTTCATAAGTTCTAGGCAATCACCATGCAGTAGCATCACAAGCCTTCCATGCTTTCATCTTAGGCAATCTTCTGCTATACGAAGCGGCTAGTCAAATAACATGGAGGCACTCATGGCGTCTATCGCAAATTCTCATGATGAACTGTGGTCATCGCGTTCGTTTCTGATTGAAGAACAAGGTATTCCTGAGAAACTCGCTGCTCAAATCTCGAAGGAACTGGACATTGAACACGTCCAAGACCTTTGCAATCTGTCACGCGAAGAGATGGAAAACCGTCTGGCAGAAGCACTTGTTGAAACCGAACGCGCAAAGCGTGAAGTACAAAACAATGAGAACTACAAGAAAGCAAAAGAGGACGTGAAGTATTTCGAGGACGCTTTGAAAGACAAAGTGAATCCCTTGAAAGCCGTGGCTGCGTTGATGTTGTTCAAGCTCGACAATGCCGTGGAGTCTGCCGAGTGAACGCTTTGATTGGACGCAATCAAGACATCAAAGACCTAAAATTGTCTTACGGTGAACGACAAGAAATCTTACGTCTGGCGGAAGAGAACACGCTTGGTGATGTGTACGAGTACATCATCCAGCGCATGAACGAGTACGAGCTTTCGTTGGTTGAAGGACAGTTCTTCTCTGTCATGTTCGAGGAACAGATGAGCTTCAATCACGTCGTTTGTCTCATGCGGAATGACGTGACTCAGAACTGCAAGATTGAAGTCTCACCTGGCTTGGCAAGCAAGCTCGTCAAGCTGTTTCTCAAGGCTTTGGTCGAGTGCTGCGAGGAAGACGGTGTTGTTGAGCTTGACGCTCAAGACGTTCTAAAGCGAAGCGCGTATCTCGGTCGTGGTATGGTAGCTGGTACTTAAGGATTTCATTGACGTTGAGTTCAAAGATATTGGCTTGTAGTTCCGTCTTGCCGACCAACTTCACAAGCCTCCTGTCCACAAGCTCACGCAATGCGAAGCGCACCGTCTTGGCATCTCCGCCAATGATTTCCACCAGGTCTTTGACGAACCATTGCTTCTGTCTCCAGTGCGCTGCCATGATAAGCAGCACCAGCTTACAGGTCTTTCCACAATCCAGCGGCAGAATCTTTTGAATCAGTTCGATTTCCATTGATGACCTCTGTTTTTACCAGAGTACCGCAAAACGTCTGTCAAGGTGAGATCTAGCCATAAGTTCTCACGTTGACTCATTCTCGGTGGTTGTAATCAACGCACTTTTCCACGCATTCTCGTGGGTCTTTGTACTCTGGATGAATCACATGGATGAACCAGAAAGGAAGCTCCTGCTTCTTTCCATCAAGCGATACTTCCTTGATAGCTGCCTCGGTTCCGAGGTGGTAGAAGCCAGCACCGATGAAGTTGTGGATACGTGACTGAATCCAGTTCATCGCCTTGTCGCAGTCAATTGCCATATCCACTGGCACTTCCATTTTGATTGTCCACGACTGGCTCATCATGGTCTTCTCAGAGACTTCCTTGATGAGCTGGTGATTCATGACTTGCCTCGGATAGCCTTTTTTGAGCTGGCCTTCGAGGTGTAAGATGAGGTTCTTTCGTTCGAGCTTGTCGTGGTTCATTACTTTGCCTTCAGCTTTGCAAGATTAGCTTTCGTCATTTCTTCTATTTTCCGAGCAATATCTGGATCTGGCACAAAAGCCTCCAAAGAAGGCCGTGACTGCGTTTCAGGTGCGAGCTTGAGTCTTTCATCGGTCGAGGCAGTCAAGGCGGCTTGCTGTTCGTTTTTGGCCGTCTTCAAGGCGTCTTCAGCCAAAGTCTTCAATTCAAACCGAAGGTCGGTCATGGCTCGTGGACTTTCAGAACGAACGTGCAAGTCATACCAACGTCCAGCCTTCATCAGCAGGCCATAGGCTTCTGGGTCTGCTTTGTAGGCTTGAGAGTCGCCACCGTTCTGTGGATAGCGAAGCAATGCGATTGCTCTGGCAGTCAGTTTCTCTGCCTCGGCTTTGTCAGATGAAGTGGCTTTCTGATTGAAGGCCAGAATCTCGTTCACCGAAGGCCAATGGTTGTCCAGGCTGTAGTGCTTGATGGCAGCCAAGATTTCACCTTCCGAGAGCTTTGGAAGCAACTCGGCAGCGTAGAACTCGATTTGACTAGATTTTAAGCTCTCTTTTTGTATCAATTCTCGCCCATGCTGAAGCAAGTTCTCCATTACTTTGCTGAACTTCATCTGCGGTTTCCTTTGCTGTCTGACGGTTTTCAATGTGTTTGATTTGCGAGCTGGTCATTGTGATTCCGGTATGGAAGCTGCGTCGGACTTCTGTGAGGTCACGAAAGCACCATTCCAAGCTGTGGCCTTTCTGGATGAACCACGCTTTGTTCATTTGAACGTAATGCTGCACGAGCGAGCATCCTTCATCGATTCCGACTTCCTCGTAAATCTTCTTTGCCCAACGATTGGCTTCTTTGCCTCTGGTCGGTTCAAAGCCGTACTTGTTGGAATAGGCCAAAGCATATGCCTCAAAGATGAGCGAACCGCCTGTTTGCTCTTTGGATGCAATGCGAACCTTGTCAACTGTTTTTTGACCTTCAAAGACCTCCACAGCGGATGCTGTGGGAACTGAGGAAAGAGAGCCGGAAAGAGAGACGGATCCTAACGATAGTAGGGTTCCGCCATTTTGGCAGGACTCACCGCCATTTTGGCGGAACTCACCGCCAGTTTGGCAGAACTGATTGTCAGTTGTTCCGCCATTTTGACTGGACTGAATCGCCTCATTTTGGCCGAGCTGAAAGTCATCGTCGTTGAGAATGCGTTCGATTTGCTTCTGAACTGGTCGGTAGTGATTGCCTGTTTTTTTATCAATTCTGATTTCAATAAGACCGAGCTTTTCAAGACGCTCAAAAACTCTGAACAGCGTTCGCTCGGATAGCCACGGAAACTTGATAAGCCAATACTGCTGCTTGCCTTGCCACCAAGAAATATTGTCTGTTTGCTTCTTTGAACGGCAGAGTTCATACAATGTGCGAAGAACTATCGCCTCATTCAGGCCAATCTTTGCGGCGAGCTGATTATCAACTTTGCAATAATCGCTGGAAATCTTCCAATAATCTTTTGGATCGTCCTTGTACTTACTCATTGTAGAATCCCTTTAAAGTCATCGAACCGCCAACTTGATTGAGCAGCGTGAAGTTCAGCTTGAAACGAATCTCATCATCCATTTTGTGAGCCTGGAAGACGTCAGCTTTGAAAAGAAATTCCAAAGCATCGTGAATGCGGCGCTCTGGCCACCTGCAAGCAGCAAGCATGCTGTTGGCATTCCAGAGAAACCATTCTCCGGCGTTGGTGTGAATCTTATCGCCATAGGCATAAGCGCGAATCATATCGGAAAGAACGAACGTCGCGTCAGTTCCAAACTCACGGACGAAGTTTCTATTAAGAGTCCAGCAGCCAACGCCACCAGCTCCACGACAAAGCAATAACGAGTCTTGAGGATTCACGAACGCCTCCTTGCTAAGTATTGCAATGGAGGCAAAGCTGAACTATGTTCACCTTGAACCGACCACGGCAACTGGTTTGTTCCATTCCCGGTGATTGCAGTCAGCCGGGATTTTCTTTTTGAAAACTGATTCGTGTTTACCTTGAACCGAACAGAATCTCAAATTGCATCATCTTGACGCAATAGAGTTGAAGGTTTCTCCAGTTTCTTCCAGGTGCGCTTCTTTGCCTGTGTATTCCTGCCAGCGGCGGATTATCACTTCAATGTACTGAGGCGAGAGTTCCATGCCGTAGCATTTGCGTCCGGTCTTTTCGCAGGCAATGAGTGTGGAGCCGGAGCCTAGAAACAAATCGAGGATTATTTTTACATCATGATTCGACAATGCTGTTTCACATAGCTTTGTTGGCTTTTCCATTGGATGTCTACCATCACGATCATTAGATGATCTGAAATCTGGCAGTTCCCAAACGGTTGTCTCTTTGTTTGAACCAATCCATTTTTGATTGCATCCTTTTTTAACGGCATAAAAGCATGGCTCGTGAACTTGGTTGTAGTATGTTTTTGAAAGAATCCACGGTTTCTTCCAAATTATTTGGCTTTTCAATTCATAGTCATATTTCGCTAATTGATTGATGAGATCGACAGAGTTGCAGCCAGCGTGCCAAATGTATGCAATTTCAGCTTGAACATTTCCAAGAAAGCTCGGAAATTTATCATCGTTTAATATTTTTTGATTTTTACCAGGAACGCCACCAACAAGTTTGCGCCATTCTCCGTCATAATTTACACCATATGGCGGATCTGTGAACAACATATCTGCCTTCACACCATTCATCAGCTTTGCCACCATTGCTTCGTCGGTGGAGTCACCACACATGATTTTATGATTGCCAAGAATCCACACGTCACCAATCTTTGTCTTTGGCGGTGCTTGTTCATCGACTTCTGGAACGGCGTCTTCGTCAGTCAGTGGTTCCGATTTGTTTGGCATGATTTCGGAAACCATCGCCTCGTCAAAGCCAGTCAAGCTGGTATCGAAGCCAAGGTCTTTGAGTTCAGCAAACTCCAGAGCCAACAGTTCATTATCCCACTCAGCGAGTTCAGCCATGCGATTCACCGAGATTCTGAACGCTTTGATTTGTGCATCTGACAGGTCATCAGCCAGGACGACCGGAACTTCCTTGAGGCCAAGTTTTTGTGCAGCCTTCAAACGCAAGTGACCATCGACAAGCAAACCATCGGACTTGGCGACAATCGGCACTCGAAAGCCGAACTCCTTGATGGCAGCAGCGACTTGTTCAACAGCTTGGTCATTCTTGCGTGGATTCCTGGCATAAGGAATCAGCTTGTCGATTGGCCAGTTCTCAACTTTCAGCTTCTTGCTGGTCATATGAACTCCTTGATGAATCATTGTTCAACAAGGACTAGCACAAGAAGGAAAGGCTGACCAATTACAGCAGCTCTTTCCACTTTTTGATGAGTGTCTTGTGCTCGTCAATCGAAGCTCGTTTGTCGGCAACGGTTGCACCGCCACTGAGGCGCTGAAGGAAGTGAATCAACCGCGCATCTTTACGCTCAATGTTTTGCAGCTTGATGGC